CTTGGCACCAGATGTTGAATTACGAAGACGCAGTGCTTAACCTACCGGGCAGCTGCAGTGGTGCCGGGCATCCTACCAGTGCCAATGCTGCGGAACTGCGGGACGTGTTACCGGAAGCGTTCAGTATCGTTATGCTACCGCACGTCGGCACGGGTAACCCTGAGTCTGCCATTAAGGAAGCAATCAATCTTAAACTTAGACGGAGTGAATAGACATGAGCATTGAAACTATCCCGCATAACATGACGCAGCGAGCGAGCATACGAGCAGAGCACCAGTGGTTCGCCGAAGACGTGGAGCATGTCACCTTGTCTCGTGACTGCTATCACGTCAGGCATGCTCTGGGTTACGCTTCGCCGTGGCGTGTGATCGTACCGCACGAGTGCATCGTGCTAGCTTAGACCGTACTACGCAGTACAGTTAGACCAGTGGTGCCCGGCTTGCCCGGGCATTGCTGCGTCTGGTACCTGTACGCTGCGGTACAGAGACGGGGGCAGCATGCGTCCGTCTAACGGGGGCAGTGCAGCGAGGGGCAGTGGCAAGGGGGGCGTGGATGCTGCCGTCACGGGGGCAGTGGCAACGTGGGGGCATTGGTTCAACGCTTACGGGGCGCGGGATGTAGGGACTGGGCGTCGTGACGTGCCGTCTAACGTGCCGTGCCGTGCCGTCTATGCGAGGGTGCCTACTGGGCGAGCGCTCCGCTGGCCGCAGCTGGTTAGACCGCTGTCATAATCGCAGCTGCCGTTAGACTGGCGAGGGGGGGCGGCCCCCCGGGCGGTCTTCGAGGGCCATGTGCACCATCCCAGACTCAATTTTGAGTCAGCCAGTTTTCGGCCCGCTGCTGCCCGCACTTTACGATTTCCTTACGATACTTCTGCAGGTCTTCAGCAGGTAGTTACAGCGGTAACTACTGCGCAGATCGTTAGATTGCGTCTAAAGTAGCCTCTGGTAAGCCTTTGTTTTACTTAGGATTAGTAAAATAAAGCTTGACAGATGGCCGAGAATCGGTCATACTACAAGTACAGGGGTTGCATTTACCTGCTACTACGAGTAGCCGTTACGTTCTTATTGTTGGACTCGCTTGTCGAGGACAAGAATTAGACGTAATGGATACGAGTAGAGTAGCTTCTTCGCATGTGTTCCGAGGGATCGTTTTTTTCTTGCCCCGGCTATGTCCGCGTTCCTTGAAAGTAAACCACAGACGGGATTAGCCCGGATGTCGTGACCGGGGCGGACTCCATATATACGCGGGTCAGGCCAAACAGGTGAGGCATCAGTCTTCCAAACTGAAGTAGAGGGTTCGAGTCCCTCGGCACGCTCCAAACAACACAATACCCTAAAGAGGGTAGAGCACAATAACCTAATTAGCGTGGTGGAGGAAAGCTACCTCGTCAGTCTCATAAACTGAAGGTTGCTGGTTCGAGTCCAGCCTACGCTTCCAAATTGGACAGAAACGTCTTCACTTATTCATAAGTGACGGCAGTTTTGTCCACCCGAGTAAAACCGCCGTCCGATTGGACACCTACCGGGCTTCGGCCCGGATCAAATTACCAGCACTTGTGTATATTCGCAGGTGTTTTTGTCATACACTACGAGAGGGAGAATCTCAGATGACCGATAAAGCACCAGCCTCGAAAAGCGAGGCTAAACGTGTCGCAGCTCAGAAAGCACCGAAAATCGTGAAAACGGTTGACCACACCGAGACAGTTAATCAGCTGCTCGACCGCGTTTCCACACTGGAAGCCCGGGTCAAGGTTCTGTGCGACGCCGTACCCTTTATTGCCGACGAATCCCGCCCCATTTACGGGCTTGGCGCTATTGCGTTGATTTTCGACGCGATTGCCAAGAAGCTGAAGTGACATTCGCGTCGAACGACGCCAAACTCATTGCAGACGCACTCAACCGCATAGCCGACGCCAGTTTCACGCAAGCTAAGGTTAGCAGGCAACAACTCAAGGTTGCTGAGCGCATGTGCGAGATGCAAGAGGCGAATTTGGCTACAACGAGGGCTTTGGAGTCCGCGCTGATCGGAAACACCCCTATACCGCTTGATGCGGTAAAGATAGGGGCGAGTCGTGAGTGAGACATTCGTAAAAGACAACAAAACGGGCTTTGAGGTCACGATTGACGAAATAGACGTGAATCGCGGCTACTTCAAGATCGTGGATGGCACATTTGCCGAGCATCAGCTTCCGTACGACGGAAAGGCTGGTGATCGCGTAAAATTTACTCCGCCGGACGCGGAAGAGGAAGAAAAGCCTCGAATCATTACCCGTCCGGGTGGAATAGTGAGGCCACGGTGAGTATCCTCGACGCACCACTCGAAGAGGCGCAGACTGAGCTAGCATTGGCTGAGTTGGCCTTATTAGAGGCCACAGCCCGAGCCGAAGCGGCGCGAGACGCGGCGCAGAGGCTATCGGCTGCAGTTGCAGCCCTGAACGGAGAAAATCCGGTCGGGCCTTCGGCCACGCCGCAAATAAGCGGATTAGATGCCGATAACGGCAACGTAGCCGAGTTGGTAGATCAAGAAGTCCACACACGCTTATCTGCACCGCAAGAGCCGGATAACCCGGCACGAACCGCAGAACGTGAAGCGGCGGCTGCAATGTCGCCCGAGGAATTCGATAAAGAGCGCAAACGCAAGCAACGTCGCGCTCGGAAAGAACAAATAGCAAATAATCCTCTTGGGCACTTAAAATGCCCGGGTTGCGGTGAAACCGGTAATATGACCGAGCAAATCGTAACCACACCCAAAGGCGGCGTCATCAAGGCGCTTTGCTGCGGGGATTGTGGCAATCAAGCCATAATGGCGTAAAAACGTGAGGAACACCGAACACGGCGCGAACCGTCGTCAGGGGGTCGCTTATTGCGACGAGTTCCTCCCTCCGCTCTCGCACGGGCGACTCCCGAACCAATTCACACAGGAAGGCTAAAAATGTCCGTATTACAAGACTGTTATCAAATCGTTGCCGGTTCCGGCCAATCTATCGCCTCTGCGTCAACTGAGACGACTCAAGCCGGGTTTGCTGTCGGCAAGGTGTATATCATCACGGTAAACACTGATTCCTATTTCAGATTCTCAGGATCGGCGGTTGCGGCTACAGACGGTAATTTCGACATCTTTTTGCCTGCTGGTAGCTCCGCAATCCTCCGCTGCACCCATGCGACTGCGAGAGTCATTCAAGACTCTGCAGATGGTATTTGCGGGATTAGCGAAATCGCGATAGTCTAATGCGCCGCAGTGCGCTATCTGGCGCAATAGGGATACCGGGCGTAGGTCGCTTCGGTATTTCGGTTGCTCGTGCGTCTGCTGGCGGTGGCGGTGGCGGAGGCTTTGCCCCGACCGACATTGCTGGTTGCGAAGCGTGGTTCGACGCCACGGACGGAGATACGATTACAGGCACGGCGTCATTGGTAGATGCGTGGGCAGATAAGTCTGACGCCGCCAATGACGTAGCTGCTTCCGGTGCACAACGACCGTCACAGGTTACGATAAACTCGTTGAACGCGATACGCTTCGACGCAGCAGAGCAGCTGAAACTAACGTCAGCAAGCGTGACCGGATTAGACGGCGCAGATATGTCTATATTCGTCGTAGCTAACAAACAGTTCGACGAGGCCGACAGTTGGCCCGGCGCGGTCAACCGCAGCAATACCGGATGGTCAACGGGCTGGCGCATGGCGTCAGGCAGTGCAGGCGGCGCAGATATGGCGTTCTCGGCTGCCAGCTATACGGGCGACAAGGTACAGCTTACGACTACCGCAACCGGCGCAGACGCCTTCCATATATGGCACGCCAGTCATACCAATACTGGCCCGGCCATGAAGGGATACCTTAATAACGCTGAAGTCGCTACAGATACTTCAGGTGATCCCACGGGTGCTAGTGCAAACGAATTCAGCATAGGCACAGCCGACTCGGCAACCACGTATGCTTTCTTCGGCTCCATTGGAGAAATCATCATTTACAATAGCGTACTCTCGACTGAGAACAGACTCGCCGTCGCAGAGTACCTCGCAGCCAAGTGGGGCATAACCTTACCGTAATGACCAACATCAAGCGATCAGGGTCATTTGGTTTAGGGCTGCCCGGCGTAGGTCGCCTAGGGTTGGGCGCGCGTGCCCCGCTGACGCAAAGTGCGCCTGCCGTGTTTGAGTTTGTGGGAGCTACGGCGGAAACCCAAATCCACATTGCGGATGCTGGCAGTAAGCTAGACTACGATATCCCGGCGCACAGCACTGGCAGCCTACTGCTGATGTCTGTGAACCTGAATGGTCAAGAAACTACGTGGACTGACATAACGGTAGCCACGGCAGGCTGGACTGAGGTACCTGCTCTCCGAGGGGTTGATGGCAACGTCAACACAAGAGTGTATTACAAGGTAGGAGATGGCGTAGCTGGCATCGTTCAGATGGAAAACAACTCAGGTGTCGGCTACAGCAACAGCATGATTATCATGGCGTTCAGTGGGGTGCACGTAGATATATTCGATGTCACGCCAACTTCAAGTCATGTTATCTACCAACCAAACGACAATACTCCGACTTCCCCGGCGATCACGTCTGCAACTGATAACACAATAGCTGTGATTCTCCACATGGGTGCTAACGCTAATCCAACAGCAGACCCGACACCACCGTCAGGCTATGCCTTAGCTGCGGCGGGTTATGAAGCCTCCGCACTGGCGAGTGTTGGTGCATACAAGGCACTGCCTACAGCTGGCCTAGAGACGCCCGGAGAGTGGACATCCAACGCAGGCGCAGGTCAAGATGGGCATGCCCTCACAATGGTACTGAAGGCAGCATGATATTGCTAACAGCGCTGCTCCTGACCGTACCCGTGAATGTGACATTTGTTGAAGTCGTCTCAGCAGCCGCACCGGGAATGACAGAACACCAGATAATTGACGATACCGTATATTACATTTAACCCAAGATCGCCCCGTTAGAAGGGCGGCATAAAACTAAAACTACAGCAACTTTCTAACGAGGAATAGTACAATGGCAACAGATATCGAAGCAATCACATCAGCATCAGATGTCAGAGGCAGCAAAGGCCCGCGACAGTTCCAAGGCTTGTTTGATGTTATACCGTTCAAGACGGTTCTTACCGACACCACGATGACGGCCAGTAAAGCCGCCGAAGTCTCCTTCACCGTAACCGGTGCAGAGTTGGGCGACTTTGTATTCGTCGCTTCAGCAGCTTCCCTAGAGGGCGGGCTTCTGAGCGCATACGTCGTGTCCGCAAATACCGTCGGAGTTGTGATATACAACCCTGAAGGCACTGACGCAATCACACCTTTCGTTGGCGGTATCGCCGTCAAGGGTTTCGTACTGAAGCCGAAAGCGAACGTGTACGAAAGCTTCTAAGACATGGCACTTGTCACGAGGGATGACAAGGGCAGATTTCTGCCCGGTCAAAGCGGGAACCCTGCTGGTAAGCAGAAGGGACTCCGCAACTACATAACGCATGAGCGTTTGATGCTTGAAGCGGGTTTGCGGGATTATATCGCAGACCCGACTCAGGCAAAGAAGCTGCTTAAGGGTATAGACAAAGTACTCGACATTGCAGTAGATGGCGAAGACAAGGATGCTATCTCCGCAATGAAATTGCTCCTAGACCGCGTTATGCCTGCCATGCCTCCGAAGGAAGCAGAGGAAGCAGAGAAGACCGACCGCCGATTGCAGATCATCATTCAGACCAACCCCAACGCCAAGGTTCCTGTGCAAGCAGTAATTGACGGCGAATTCACCGAGATAGAGGAAGAACCAATGCCCACTAAAGGCGAAGTACCAGCAAATCAAAATCCTGACAGTCGTCAGGGTGGCGAAGGCACTGTCAGCTTGCACAACACATCAAACGACGCTCGTTTGAAGAGTATTGGCAAGCCCGGCAATGACCACGAAAACTCTCAAGCCAAAGACGTAGGAACGAAGTAATGGCCCGGCCAGTTCCCGGCCAGTCCACGGACGCCGAAAATGACCGTGGCCTCCCGAAAGTTACCAACCGTAGTGATGCCGTAAAAGGCTCAAGGCGGAGTATTCGGGAAGTATCTGCAGACCTCGATTCGCTTACGGCGAACCTGACAGGCGACGCTATCATCCAGAAGCTTGGCGGCAGCGCTAAGTAATGGCGGAAACGTCCGAGGAACGGCTTGCGAGGCTTGACGCCGAGCTAGCCGCTCAGCTTGAGGCTGATCGAATTGAACGGGCTGACGCAGAGTTAGCCCAGATGTTCGGTACGCCTGAAGTAGCCACACCAGCGCCCGGCCCCGTCCGTGGGGAAGGTGCGTTTGCGAAGTTCCGTAGGGAAGAGCGGGAGAGGAAGGCTGCAGCGGACGCAGCCACGCAGGCGGATATCGAAGCGGTAGAAGCGGACGAGTTGGCTTCAACAGGGTTTCTGAAAGACTCTGTCGCGCCAGCTACCAATGCCTTGCGCAATACGCGCAACCGTCTTGACCTCGCGATAGAGGGTTCCGACGAATTACAACGCATGAAGAACGCACAGAGTACCGATAGCAACAATTAGCCGGAGGGGTCGTGGCACAAATCCAATTTAACCTGCATCCCGCGCAGGCGGAGATACATGCGCACCCGGCGAGATTCAAGATCGTGGCGGCAGGTCGTCGCTTCGGCAAGACCGTCTATAGCGTCATACGCTGCTTTGAAGAAGCGTTGGCGACAGTCAACCCGAGAGGGATCACGCTCGACTCTTCGTCAGAAGTAATCTACGTCGGGATAGATAGGGAGCAGGCCCGTCGTAACGCGTGGCCCTACTTCAAGAAGTTTGCTCAAGAAATCGAGAAAGCCACTGGCTTAGAGTGTCGGACTCTTGAGAAAACCTCTATGGTAGAATTACCACCGGAGTTAGGTGGTTGCCGGATACGACTACTCGGCATGGACGACCCGGACGCCGCTCGTGGCATGAAACTACGATTCGCTGTCCTAGACGAGTACGCGGATATGCCGCCTCGTGTATGGCCGGAGATTATAAGACCTGCACTGGCAGACGTGCGGGGCGGTGCCCTCTTCATCGGTACCCCGAAGGGCCGGAACCATTTTTACGAGTTGGTTCAAATGGGGATCGAGGCCGAAGACTGGGGAGTCTTCAATTACTCCATGGACGACAACCCGCTGATCCACGAAGACGAGCGGCTGTCACTGGCGAAAGAGTACGCTCGCGGAAGTGAAGACCTCTACGAGCAGGAAATTAAAGCCAAGTTCATCACGGCTGAGGGACAGCTGTTCAGGGCCGACCAGTTCAAGATAATCGACGAACTGCCAGCGGCACACTACGAGACGTTCCTCTCAGTCGATCTTAACGGCTTCGAGGCAGACCCCGACCGCAAGCGCGAGATGCGCAAGCTTGACGACACAGCCATGGCGGTAGTGAGTATAGACGCGGTAGGTCGCTGGTTCGTTCAGGACATCCCTAATGGACAGTGGGGAGTTCGAGAAACAGCGAACCGGATCGTACGAACCGCAAAGACATATCAGTGCCCCATGATCGGAATAGAGAAGGGCGCACTCAAGAACGCAGTCGAACCATACATGACAGAGTACATGGCCCGGTACAACCGGTGGTTCGAGATAAAGCCATTGACGCACGGCAACAAGAAAAAGTACGACCGTATCCAATGGGCACTTCAAGGTAGAGCGCAGAAAGGCGATATCTACCTGATTAAAGGCGACTGGAACGAGAAGTTTATCGACCAAGCTGTTAGCTTCCCCTCCCGTTACGTACACGACGACTTAGTAGATGCACTGGCCTACATAGACCAAATGGCTCCTGTCAACATCAGCAAGTTCGACATTGCACAGATCGAGGCAGACACTAAGTACGAACCCATGGACGAGAGAGCAGGGTATTAAATGCCGAATCAAGTTGTAAAAGAACGCGAATTTGCCATCGACAAGCCTAAAATGCAGGCTGGTGCGAGAGGGACTCTCGTCGCCGCTGTAGTTGCCGACGTAGTGCCATGGCGAAGGCTGCGGGACAGCAAATTTGAGAACTTGTGGGACGAATTCTACGCCAAGTGGCGCGGATTCTGGATGCCACAGCATAAAAGCTTCAAGACGGAGCGCTCTCGGATCATTGCACCCCTCACGAGCATGTCAGTTGACCTGACAAGCGCGGAAATCATCGAAGCAGTGCTCGGTAGAGAGTACTTTATCGACCTGCCGGACGATGTCGGCGACACAGACACGAAAGATGTCGATGCGGCGCGCAAATTACTCGTTCAGGACTTGAAAAACGTCGGTTTTGTCGATGAATTCGCTCTGACAGCACTCAACGGCTGTCTCTACGGTACCGGAATCACGAAAATACAGATTTCGACCAAGATTGAAAAGTCAATGCGCCGGGACTCCGAGGGAGAGCTGCATGTTGACGAGAAAGAGGTCGTAGTTGTCAAGCCCATAGCCATTGAGCCGGGTTCGTTCGTAGCAGACCCGTCTGCTCGTTGCATTGACGACATGAAGGGCTGCGCACACGAATTTCTGATGCCTCTCAGCACGCTTAAGCGGCGTCAGCTGCAGGGACAGTACTACAACACTAAGGTCGGCGCGTTCAAGGCCCGGATCATCTCGAAGAACCGAGGTGACACCGAGGAAGGCAACATACGCGATCAAGGCGAGGTCGCATACGTCACTGAGTACTACGGTGAGGTACCGACACGAGACTTTCAGGCTGCCATTGCAGAAGGCAAGGGCACGCCGCTCCCGCAGGAAGCGATTCAGGCAATCCCCGAAGAGTTGATGACGGAAGCCATCATTACGATAGCCAACGAGACAATTCTACTGCGTGCCATCGAGAACCCGCTTAAGACAGGCGAGCGTCTCATAGTTGCGTACCAGCACGAGTCAGTCCCCGGGCGATTCTACGGTCGTGGCGTCTGCGAGAAGGCTGCCAACGTACAGCGCGGCATGGACGCCGAGATGCGCGCACGGATAGACGGCCTCGCGTGGTCTAACATGCCGATGTTTGCAGGCGACCTCACCCGGTTGCCTCCGAACTCGAACATGAACGCATGGCCCGGCAAGATGTGGGGCACCCGGGGCAACCCGAACGAAGTGCTCAAAGAATTCAAGGTCAGTTCACCAGACCAGAACTCATACGCTCATATACAAGACTTGGAGCGTATGGGACAACAGGCGACCGGCGCACTCGACAGCCAAGGGCTGAGGGGCGGCGTGAGAGACGAGACGGCGACAGGGTCAGCCCTTGCCGCCTCGTCGTTTATCAAACGGTCTAAGCGCACGATGTATAACATCGAAGGCTACATGAACCGTCTAATTAGACGGGTACTCCGTCTAAAGATGCAGTTCGAGCCTACCCGCTACCCGCAGGATTACGAATTCCAAGTGCGAGGCACTATGGGAATCATGGCTCGCGAAATCGAGCAGACTTTCATGGTCAATATGTTGTCGGTAATTGGTGCGGACTCTCCGGCCTCTATGCCGATCATAAGGGCCATTTTTGAACACAGCGGCTCACCAGTCCGCGCAGAAGTTCTCCAAGCCCTGAAGGCTATCGAGAACAAGCAAGAGACGCCGGAAGAGGCTGCCGCTAAGAAGGCCAGTCTTGAGATACCGGTCGCTGAACTGCGGAAGCTTAAGGCTGAGACGTTCAAGCTGCTTGAGGGCGGCGAGAAACTCGAAGCCGAGACAGACAAGCTTATGGCCGAAATCAAGGGCATGCCAGAGACGGCGCTTATCAAGCGAGCCGGTGTGGCGAACGACATGGAAGACGGCGAGAACGTCGCCCGTGGCCTCGACATTCAGGAAGAGAAGAACCGTCTAACAGAGAAAGGTTTGGACATTCAAGCACGAGCCTTGACTAAGGACAAGGCCAAGTAAAGTAAAGTTATCTCGGAGGGAGATATGGAACTCACACCCGAACAATCAGAATTTTATCAAGCAATGGAACATACGTTCAACACCCCCGGGTGGCGACTGATGTCCCAACGCTGGAAAGAGGAACAGGATCAGCTCAAAGATCGCATGTTCTTCAGTGCGAAAGACATGGACGACGTAAACGAGCATAGAGGTCGCTACGAGTTGCTTAACGAGTTACTCACTCTGCCCGAACATCTCGCTAAGCAGAGAGAGCATATCGCGGGACTTGATGCGAACGACCAGCTGTGAGCAAGTTTATGTATTTCGACTTCCGCTGCGCAAGCTGCGGTAATGTGAACGAAGCGTTCGTCAAGCCTGATGTCGTAACTGGCACATGCCCGAACTGCGGCGGCTCCACAAAACGCATGATTTCCTGCCCGACCATTGCTCTGTCAGGTACAGACCCCGACTTCAGCACTGCGTACGATAAGTGGGAAAGAGTACAGAAAGACAAAGTGGCTAAGGATAAGAAGTTTCACGACGCCCACGGCGAAGACAAACCTCGATAATCCCCCGCTTAAGAATTCGCGCTAACCTGCAATATGGCAGGCCGCAACAGGAGAGGAAAAATGGCAACACCAGCACCAGCGCCGAAA